AAAGTGCCCGGGAAACCGAACCAGCGGATTTATCTCTGCGGCTATATGATTGTCCGCAACGGATCGGCGGCCGGGCAGGATTTGCAATTCGAGATATCATCCGGCTCCGGCGTCAACTGCGCTACCGGGAAGACCATTATCCTGCCGAAGATGTCGATTCCATCGAGTGGCGAACTGGTTAATTGCATTCCATATACCGCGGAAAAGACAGGCCCAGGGGAGGTTTTCGGGTCCGGAACTTCTCTGGTCTCCAGCTTTTACTGGACGCAGTTCTAGTGCCGAACTGGCTCACCCGCGTGCTCGGCTGGGGAAGCGCGGCGTCGGTGCCTGAAGGCGCGGTGCGGCCGGGGCCATATTTTCTGTCGAATGGTTGGCTGCCGGCCGGGAGCCCGTGGAACTACTGGCAATCCGGCCAGAACGTGCGCCCCTACGGCGGGCCGAGCGCGATGCTGGAAGCCTGCATCAGCGCCTATGCGCAAACCGTGCCGATGTGCAGCGGCGACCACTGGCGCCGGCTCGATAACGGTGGCAGGGAGCGGGTGACCAACTCGGCATTGTCGCGCATCATGCGGCACCCGAATGATTATCAATCGATCTCCGATTTCTTGCTGAATTTGACGCGGCGGTTGTACGAGTGTGGCAACGCCTATGCGGTGGCGCTGCGGAACGCCCGAGCCGAGATCACCGAGCTTCACTTGATGCAAAACGGCGCCGCGATGGTTGCCGAGGATGGCAGCATCTTTTATTCGCTGTCGGGCAACGAGATCATCGAGCGACGGCTCAATTTGCCTCTGTCCCTGCCGGGTCTCACTAATTTATCGCTGCCCGTGCCGGGTCGCGACGTGCTGCACGTTCGCCTTCATACGCCGCGGCATCCGCTGAAGGGCGAGTCGCCGATCCTGGCGGCGCAGCTTGATTTGGCGATGTCGGGCGCGGCGCTGAACCAGCAAGTTCAATTCTACGTCAACCAAAGCCGGCCGAGCTTTCTGCTGACCACCGATGTCGTGATGAAGCGCGAGCAGGCGCAAGAACTACGCGCATGGTGGAACGAGCAATCGCAGAGCGAGAACGTCGGCGGCACACCGATCCTGACGAGCGGGCTGAAGGCGCAGCCGGTGCAGACGAGCGCGGTAGACTCCCAACTGGTCGAATCGCTGAAGATGAACGACCAGAACATTGCGCTGGCGCTGCGCATCCCACTGCAAATGCTCGGCATCGGAAATTCGACATTCTCCAGCACCGAATTGCTCATGCAGCAGTGGGTCGCGACTGGGCTCGGGTTCACGCTGAATCACATCGAAGAAGCATTCGGGCTGCTGTTCGGTTTGCGCGGCGTGCCCGACGAATATCTTGAGCTCGACACTCGCGCCTTGCTGCGCTCGGCCTATCGTGAGCGCATCGAGGGGTTGGCGCGCGGCGTCATCTCGGGCATCTACAGTCCCGACGAGGCGCGGGCGCAGGAAGACCTTCCAGCCGTGCCGGGCGGGCACGGCGCCGAACCGAGGGTTCAACAACAGGTCGTCCCGCTGAGTTACGGCAGCGAGATGCAACCGCCATCGCCCCAGCCGGCGACCCCGCCTCCGCAGGACACGCCGCCATCTGATAATGCCGATGCCACCGCCAGCGAACTCGCTTCGTTCCGCGCTGCGTATGACGAACACCGCCGCCTTGCCGCGTGACCCGCTGGCAGCGGAGCTCGGCTCCGTTGTCGGCATTCTGGAGCGGGAGTTGCGGTTGCAGATGGCGGCGATGCTGGCCGAGGCGCGGCAGGAGATCGAAGCGCTGCGGGCGTGGCGCGCCGAAGCTACCTTGCAGCTTGCCTCGCTGGTTGGCCCTGCCGGGCCGCAGGGCGAGCGCGGGGAGAGGGGAGAGCCCGGCGGGGCTGTCGTGGGCCCGCCCGGCGAACAAGGCATTCCAGGGCCGCCGGGCGAGAGCATTGAAGGCCCGCCCGGACCACAGGGGCCGCCGGGCGAGAGCATTGAGGGGGCTGTGGGTCCGCGCGGCGAGGCTGGCCCGCCTGGTAAGTTTGCCGCACCAAAAGCATGGCAGCGCGGCGTGCATTACGAGAGTGATCTCGTCACTCATGCCGGTTCGAGCTGGTGCGCTATGCGGGACACCGCCGAAGAACCGCCGCACGAGGATTGGTGCTGCGTTGCCGAGCGCGGCGCCGATGGGCGCACACCCACGTTTCGAGGCGCCTGGAAGGCCGCCAGCGCATATGAAGCGCTCGATGTGGTGATGTGTGACGGGAGTTCATTTGTCGCGCTGTGCGAGGCGCCAGGGGCGTGTCCCGGTGCCAATTGGCGATTGCTGGCCGCCCACGGCAAATCCGGCCCGCCCGGCGCACCGGGCCCACAAGGCGAGCGCGGCTACCCCGGCATGCCGGGAGTCTCGCCGGCGGCGCTCGAGGTCGACGGCGAGGGACTGTTGACGCTGCGCCTCGGCGACGGCACCCGGCTCGCTTGCGACTTATATCCGGTGCTGGCGAAGCTGCGATGAGGCACGGCTATCGCATAACGCGGGTCGTGACTCCGGCCGCGAGCATGGCGCTCGTCAGCCTCGATGATGCGAAGACTGCGCTCGGCATCGACGCCGGCGACACCTCGCAGGACGCGACGCTGACGGCGCAGATCGAGGCAACCTCGATGGCGATCAACAATTTCTGCGATCGCATCTTCGTCGTTCAGACCTACCGCGACCAGTTGCGCAACGCCTGCGGCTGGTATGGCGAGCCGCTGGTCGTGCGGCAATATCCGATCGTGGTCGACGAGGGCGGCGTGCCGCTGGTCTCGGTCAGCGAGGATAGCGGCGCGCTCGATGCGGCATTTCTGGAGGTCTACCCGGAGCAGGGCGCACTCTATCGGCTCGATGCGAGCATGTTGCCCGCCGCCTGGGGCGCGGCGCTGGTCGTTGTGGACTACACCGCTGGCTATACCGCGATCCCGCCGGATGTGATGGGCGCGTGCTTGGAATGGCTGTCGGTGCGGTGGCACGGTATCGGGCACGACCCGTCGCTGCGCAGCGAAACGATCCCTGATCTCATCACGCAGGTTTACGATAGCAGCGGCGGCAGCAGCGGTTCGGCGATGACAGCAATGCCGGGCGGCGTGCGCGATTGGTTGGCGCCTTATCGGATCTGGTCGGTATGACGCCGCAGACCATCATCGCCAGCACTGACCGCGCCATCGCCGGCTACGGCCAGAGCGTGACCTTGCAGCGCACCGCGGTCGATCCCGTGACCGGCGCGACGACTGTCTCCGAGGAAATCGAGTGCCCGGCGGCGGTGCGCAACTTCGGGCCACAATCGCTCGAAGCCGGCGAGAGCCAAGAGATACGGGTCGTGCTCAGCCCGACCGGCCTCGGCACCTTCGGCATTCCGTCGCGGGACGACATCCTCGTGATCGACGGCAATCCTTCGAACATTCAGGAGATCGCGCCGCTGAGCTACGGCGGCATGCTGTGCCGCGTGAACCTGCTCTGCCGTGGCTGATCAGCGCGAATTGATCCTGTCGCGGCTGGCGGCGCTGTGCGGCGCCGTGAGCGGCATTGCCGCGGTCGCGCGCAACAAGCTCGACGTGCCAAGCAATGCCCGGCCGGCGGTGATCATTCAGGACGGCATCGAAACATCTCTCGGCCAGGCGCCGCAGCAGCACCACAGCGAATTGCAGCGCATGGAGTTGAGCCCAGGCGTCAGCGTCTATGTGCGAGCCGGCGGCGCGGCGGATGCGGGTGTGCTGCTGTCGCGCTACCGCAGCGCCATTGTGGCGGCGGTGTTGTCGGATGACGCTTTGCGCACCGCGATCGGCACGACCGGCCGCATCGACTATCAGGGCTGCGTCGTGCTGCCGCCCGATGCCGAAGCGCTGGAGCATCGCATCGATCTCACCTTCGTCTTTGTTTACGCCTTCCGGTTGGGCGATCTCGCGGCGTGAGCGATCTCAACATCAGCGTCGAGTCCAACATCAACCGCCTGGTCCTACACCTCGACCAGATGCCGGACGAACTGAAGCGGCGGCTTGAGGTCAAGATCAGCGAATTGACGATGCAATTGCTGTCGCGGGTCAAGGCCGCCGAGCCGGTCCGCACCGGCCGGCTGCGCGCGGCGACGCGCTCGTTTGTCGACGTGCGCCAGGACTTTGTGCGCGGGCG